TCAATAGCTGGATGATGAAATCGCCTTGGATTCGCTACTTTTTGTCTTTTTTTTCTTTCTTAACTTATTTACTGCTTTTACTTTTTCATCTACGGATATATGGGTATATCGAAGAGTTGTGTTGTATGAAGTGTGCCCCATGATTTCTTTTATGATGGCGGGGGCTACTTTTTTTTCGGCAAGGGCGGTCGCGGTTGTATGACGGCAGCAATATGCATCCAAGGGGCGTATCCCTGTGCGCTGTATGAACTCAGCCCACATTTCGTAAAAATCTTCTATCCGCATGTCGATGATTCCGCCTTTTTTGGATAGGCTGATTTGCTTTTTTATTACGGGAATGATGCAATCAGCCAATGGAATCACTCGATTTATACCCGCCTCCGTTTTAATTCCCCCAATCATGTATTTTTTATCGAGGAAAATGTCTTTTACCCGTTGTGCAAATAACTCGCCTGTCCGCATGCTGGTATAGATCATTGCCAAAGCGTATCCCGCAAAATTATTTCCGTTTTCGTAGTCTTTCCATATCTTTGCTACCTCCTCTGATGTAAATGCGTCGCGTTTGGATTTGGGCGTTTGAGGCAATTCGATATATTGAGCTAAGTTTTTGTTTGGAGGAAGTATTTCTTCTCTTTCTGCAATTTTGTACATATGGGATAAAAGCGTTTTAATATCACGCTTTGGGTAATATGCACCCGGTGCGCCGTCAACAATTTCTTGCATTTCGAGGAATGTAAGCGTTTGAATATCCCGGTGCTGTAACTCCTCGAGGCGGCCCCATGCAGTGAGATAATGAGATTTTTTGTCTTCCGACATTCCTTTATATTTTTTTGTTTCTTTCCAAAGGTTATAAAGGTCGCGCAGAATAGGCGACTTTTCCGAGACAGTGTATTTCCCGTTTTTCAAAATGGGCAAATAGTCCAGAGCGTCTTTTTTTCGGAGAAACCCATCTTTTGTGCGCCGTATATTGGCGCCATTGGCCATGACACGCACTTCAGCTCTCCACTTTTTATTAGGGAGCTGGTACACTGTGCCAGAACCGTTGCCGCGCTGTTTTCCTTTCTTTTGCTGCATGGTTTGTTTCTTTCCGCACCAATTGCAGAACATACTTTCATTGGGAATTTCTTTGCCGCATTTTTTACATAACATAAAAACACCTCCGGGCGCACTTTACAAAGCCTGCCCAAAGGTGGTACAATCACATTGTCGGACGGATTGCCCATTGGGTAAGCTGTTCTATATAAACGCTTCGGTGTTGGTAGCACCGGGGCGTTTTTTATTTTGATAAAATTTCTTTCCAGCTTTCAGGGAAACCAATACAGGAGAGCGAAACGCAATCCGAGTATGCATCCAAAATTCGTTCCAGTTCGAGAAGAACATAGCCATTCCACTCTGCTGCGTCTGAGTACATAAAAGACATTACACAAATCTGGTCAAATACCATCCCCGTAGGAGTACATGCGAGAGGGTGGTGTTTGCAATGCGCTGGAGTTCGGCCATAATTAAAATTATAGATACGCATATAGTGAGCCAAGTGATTTCTAGTGAAAGTAAGGTTTTCTATCCAGCTTGCTAATTGTACCGGTCCCGTGTTATACGAACGAGCAATATCTTTTTTGTATTTTGTTCCCAGATTATCGTAAACCGCGTGAAGATTTCCCATCGTGAACAAATCAACCGCCACCCACATTGGCAAAAATCCATCATAATTATCTATGTGGTGTTTTACAAAAGGCAACGCTTTATTATTTTCAACAGATTTATAAAAGTGTTCAAGAAATCTAATGTACGGTTCATAAGCTTTATAAATTGTCGGTTTTAGGTAAATAAGAGGGTCTCCGGGGAATTGACTTGTAATCGTATACGACAATCGTGTCTTTAATGTTTCTTCAACATCCTCCAGCGCATACATCAATATACGCGTAAACTTTCGATCGAAGTCATAAATGCTCTTGAGGATATCCCAAGAGAGATTATCAATATACGAATCACTTTTTGGCTGTTTAAAATCATGCAAATAGCCGGACAGTCTGTAGTAGTTAATATTGAAAAGGGCACTTTCAACTTTTTCTCTTTCCGAAATTAAAAGCCCACGCTGGGTTAATTTTTCCACTTGTTCATGCAAAGAGAGATGCTTTTTTAACTCTTTCATGGTTATACCCCTAAATGAAATCGACCCCGCCATGGTACGCTGCCTTTCGGCTCGCGTGGCGGGGTCTGTATCATATACACATTATATGCCCGCCGCGTCGATAAATCAACTGGTGTTTTTTCCCATTTGTACCGTTCCAATTCGCTTCATACTATATGTTGTGGTTTTTACTATTCTGTGGTATTTTTTATTGCCTGCGCACTTCGTTCAGATACATCTCTGCGACCTCGCGGCGGACGCCAATGCGTGTTGCAAGGTCGTCCATTGTTTCGCCTTCAAACAGAACATCATCCGGCCAAGGGGCTAAAAGACACGTAGCAAACAGGTCGGCTTCATCTTCGTAGCGTGACGTCTTGAGCAAGGTACAGCGGTCAAGAAAAATGCGGTTCGTGCCCTTATGTAAAAGATGGTGCCCCAGCTCGTGGGCAAGCACAAAAGTCCTGGTGCGCTCGTCAAGGTTGGAATCGACAAACACGATCGTGTTGCCTTCTATTCTTTTATAGATACCCCGAATACCGATCATCGGTAAAAAGAAAAGTTTCACGCCCTGCGATTCTAAGATGTTTTTTGGGTTATTATCACCGTACTTACGAATGACAGCACGGGCGCGATTCAACATCTGCATGTGCCATCCTCCTCCTGCACACTCAGTCTTTTTTCTTTTTATTCTTATACGGATTATACTTTTCGCGGTTCACCTTACGGGCATATTCAAGGCCCATTGCAAGAGCATTGCGGATGCTCTCTTTTGCCTCTTCGCTCGCAGGATCGCCGTCAAACATCAGATCGCCGCTTTCTTCAAGCTCATCCATCATCTTTTCCAATTTTCGCGCTATATCTTTCTGCTCTTTGATACTAAGCCCGTTCCGGCTCTCCGGGGCGGGCTTTTCTTTGTTGCCTAAAAGATAGTCGACGGAGACACCGAAGTAGGCGGCAATTTTGGAGAGCGTGGCAGAAGATAGAGTTTTTGAACGCCCCATTTTTAATTCTGTTAAAGGGGCACGGCTAATCTTTGCTGCTTTGCACATGGCCGTAATATTTGTTCCCTTTTCTTTGCAGAGACTTTCTATAAGATTGTACAATTCGCTCATAACTAGGCGCTCCTTTTGTTTAAAACGCTAAATTACCGCGAAAAGTAAAAACTTGCTTGATTTTTACCAAACAAAGTAATATACTAAACACAGAGGTTACCGAGAAAAGTAATTTAGCATTGGATGACATCTTTACTATATTACTATTCCAAGTAATTGTCAAGCGAAGAAAGGAGGCGTTTTACTGAATGGCAAAAGTTTGTGATTTCGGCAAAGAAATCAAAAAGCGACTTGTGGATATTAACCAAACGCAAGAATGGCTAATCACTGAAGTCTCACAAGACACTGGAAAATATTTTGACGGTGGATACCTTCAGCGCATTTTGCGAGGTGAAATTTCCACGCCGGGAATAGTTGCAAGCATCTGCAAAATCTTAGAAATCCCAGCACCAACAAAATAACACATTATATGTCCCAAAAACCGGACAGAAAGAAGAGGTGAAAGAGATGGATAATCAGCAGATAAGAGAAACGCTCGAAAAGCAGCTGCAACTACTCTCCGAGCGTTCACATGAATCGGATTTGCCTGTGCCATTTATTTGTGATTTAACGCAGGTAATGGTGCAAGTGGCAAAGGTTATTTGCTGTATTTAGCCTTGGCATTTTCATAAGCAGATTCGAAAGAATTGCTTATACGAAAATAAGCATCCCAATATAATTGACACATTGCTTCGGGAGTTGCGCCATTGGAACTCATGTTTTGTACATATAACATGGCAAGGGCTTCCGTACAATTTCGGGGAAACATTGAATTTTCCATTTTAAACACCTCCTTTCTTTTCGCAGTATAGCACATAGGAGGTGCACTGACTACCGGCTCGGGCTGGCAGAGAGATGAGGAGGTGAAAGAGATGATAATGAACGTAAAATTCGACAATGAAGAAATCATGAATTTGCTTGGGCAGGCAAAAGAACAGATTGACGCATTGCGAACGACAACGATGCGGTTAAACGCGGTGCTTGGCATAGCAGTGGAAAAAGAGCCGCTGGACAAGACCAGCGGCAGCAAATGATCTAATTTGCAATTGCGGAAAGGGCTTCTGATAAAGATACGGCCAATTCATTGAAAGATTTTTCTACTTCTTTACAAAGTTGGGTTGCGAGCGACTTGGTTTCGTCCGATGCATCAGAGCTGGTGATGACAGCATCGACGCTTTGTGCGAACCCATCCGCTACCCCGCCGAGAGCGGCCTGCAATTCATCGTAGATCTGGTAGTCCAAAATATCACCTCCTTTCGCGCTCATTGTAGCACAAATAAGGTGAAGCGACTACCGGTACGAGCTGACGGGAGGTGAAAGAAATGGACACAGATAAAATCAACCGTCTAACCGACGCGCTGCTTACGTTTGTAGAGCGCACATCAAAAGAGGCGGCCAACGAAACAGAAGTGGAAGTTCTGCCGCAAGTCGCCTCTGTGTTGGTTGAGATTATCAAACTGAATGTTTAAGGAACGCTTCAATCAAAAGCGTTGATACTGCTCCGGAAAGCGAGAGCGAGGTAACAAATTGCATGGTTTTTGAAACGGTACGGTTAATTGCAGCTCTAGCCGCCTTGGCGCTATCTATCAGCGGAATCGTGAAAAAGAAAAGGGCAATTCAATATGCCGGACAGGTAATTGGAATAATGATTGTTTTTTCCTTTTTCATTATTGGATAAACAAACTTGAAAGTGAGGTGAAGCGATTGAAACGTTGTTTGATGTGCCGAATCATGGACGCATTACTGGATCCGATTCCGAAAGCGTTCAAACGCCAAGGTAACGATGCCGGGAAAGTGCTTTACTATCAAACCCAAAATGAAAGCTACCGCAGGCGCAAGCACTTGCAATACCGCAATCTTCTCTTGTCGGCGCTTATATGCTTTTTCCTCGGCCTCGTTGTGCAAATGTTCTTTAAGTTTTTCTAACATTTTTTGTATGAGACGTGGACAAGCCCGGAAAGGAGGCGATACGATGCCGCGCGAAAAGGAATTATTTTACCCAACGTTGGAACGCATTCGCTCAACGGCAGACCGGATGTTCCCGGATAAAATCGTGTACAAGCAGACAGAGGCCGCAAAGATCATGGGTGTTTCGGTAACTACATTGTGGAGGAAGGGGCTGACTGGCGGTGAAATCACATGCGAGCAACTTGCGCGGGTGTTTGCGTAGCAAGGAGCCTAACCCGTTCTGCCTGCGTCTCCCGCGCGGCCTGCGCGGATGGACAAGCCTTATTTACAAGGTGGTACTGCTCGCATCCGTACTGCCTGTACTAGACGGCCTGCAGGCGATAGGCCGGGGCAACTCGGACATGCTGCCGGGTCTTGAAACGCTGGCGTTTGGGCTGGTGTTGGTGCTGGCTGGGATTGGCGGGTACATAGCTGTAAGAGAGGAGGAAAAACATGAAAATAACGCATGAGACGCGGCGTGAGAGCTTTGAGCAGCTTGACCCGAGCGGGCGAAAGGCGGCTATCTTGGCAGAGCTTGAGCGCGGCGATGGCACGGCACTGGAAATCATGCGGCGAATGGGTTTTACGGACCCGAACCGAGTAAGGCCGCGTTTGAACGAGCTTGACCGTGCAGGATACATATTCCAGGTCGGAAAACGCGCTGACCCTATTACAGGAGTTAATGGTGTCATATACAGTAAAAAAGCCCCTGCATCCGCTGGCACGGATAACAGAGGCGCAGACCAAAAATCTACACTTAAAAAATACCACGAAACGGGAGACGTGTCAAATGCCTGAATTACATTACATCGGAATATCGGCAGCGTTTGACCCTTACGCGGAGGCAGAACCGGTGTCTTATTGCCCGGAATGCGGCGCACCGGTATATGACGGAGAGCGCATCTATTACGGACATGGAACCGATCATGTAATAGGCTGTGAGCATTGCATTGATACAGGCTTTGCACAGGCCGGATAAGGAGTTTGCCTTGAACTCGATTCATGACACATTCCCAAACGGTATTCAGTACTATACATCGCTCAGCCTGGAGATGCTGGTACATTTCCCGGAGGGACAAGCGACATGCCAATATTGCAAGCTGTTTTGTCGATATGAGGAAAATTTTAAGCGGTATAGCTGCCGCATCACAGAGGAATGGTTGATAAATCCATTTAAAGAACGCGGGAAATTTTGCCCGCTTAACGCACTAAAAAAGGAGGAATGACTTATCGGGATCCCTGTATTGATTCTAGGCGAGAGCGGGAGCGGAAAGAGCGCGAGCCTGCGGAACTTTGAGCCGGGTGAGATCGGTATTTTCAATGTGGCCGGGAAACCGCTGCCTTTTAAAAAGAAACTTCCGAGCAAAAACACGGATGAATACGCAAAAATCATGTCCGGCCTGCTGGGCGGCAAGTGCAAGTCTTTTGCTATTGACGATAGCCAGTATCTGATGTGCTTTGAGATGTTCAGCAAATCGGCTGAGGTGGGATATCAGAAATTCACAGACATGGCATTGCATTTTTACAATCTCGTGCAGCTCGTTATCAAAAAACTGCCGGATGATGTGATCGTGTACTTTTTGCACCACGTGGACGTGGTGGACGGGCGAATCAAGGCAAAGACCATCGGTAAGATGTTGGATGAAAAATTGACGCTGGAAGGTTTGTTTTCCATCGTGCTGCTGTGCCAGACGGACGGGCGAAATCATCAATTTATCACGCAGAGCGACGGTACCACGACTGCGAAGAGCCCGATGGAAATGTTCGAGCCGGTAATTGAAAACGATTTGAAAGCCGTGGATGGAATCATCCGCGAATATTACGGACTGGAAAAGGCTGTAAAAGAAAAGGAGTAATGGAAATGGCAATTAAAAAACCTGATAACTGGGAAAATGTAAAAGCCGCAGCGGAGCGGGAAAAACTGCCTGTGGGAGCATACATCTGCAAAATTTTGAAAGCAGGAGTACGCACATACGAGAGCCGCGACGGCAGCAGCACCTTTGAAAAGCTGGAGATCGCATTCGACATTGCAGAGGGAGATTTTACAGGGCACTACAAGAAGGATTTCGATGCGCAGCGCGGCGAGGACAAGAAGTGGAAAGGTGTGCTCCGGCAGTATCTCCCCAAGGACGACGGCACGGAAAATGACGAGTGGACAAAGAGCGCACTCAAGGCGCTGATCGAAGCTGTTGAAGAAAGCAATATCGGGTACCATTTTGATTTTGAACACGAAGAACAGCTCAAGGGGAAGATGGTCGGCATTTTGTTCCGCAACGAGCAATGGGCCATGGGGACGCGCAATGGATGGAAAGCGCAGCCGTTTAGAGCACTGACGGTAGAACGAGTGCGTAATGGCAAGTTTACTCTGCCTGCTGACAAGCCGAACAAAAATGCCGTGAGCATTGACGTGGCTGCGGATACAGATGATTTCGCCACCATTGACGATGACGAAGATTTGCCCTTCTGATGCATCCGGTAGAGCAAAAATCCGTGCTTGACAGCATGGTGATACTGGTGGACACACGGGAACAGGACACGCCGCGTCTGCGGCTTCGTTTAAAAAAAATGGAATGCCCGTACGAGAGGCAGAAGCTGGACTTCGGGGACTATTCCGCGAAGTTCCGGCTGCCCACAGGCGACTGGTGGAGCCTTGCCGGGCGTGTGGCCGTGGAACGGAAAATGAGCCTTGACGAGTTGTGCCAATGCTACACGCGCAGCCGGGACAGGTTCACACGCGAATTTGAACGCGCGGCCGGCATGGGCGCGAAAATCTATCTGCTTGTGGAAAACGGCTCGTGGGAACAGGCATGGGACGGTGAATTTCGCACGAGAATGACGCCGCAGGCGCTGATAGCAAGTATGACGGCGTGGCTGGCGCGGTACAACTGCCAGCTGCTTTTCTGCGAGCCGAAGCTGAGCGGGCCGTTGATACGCGAAGTGCTGTACCGGGAAGCAAAGGAGCTTTTGGAAAGCGAGGCATTCTGATGGGGCGTGCGGTGGACATTATCAAGGGCAGCCTTACGATGCGGGATATCTTCGCCAAGTATGGCTTTGAACAGAATCGTGCAGGCTTTATCGTATGTCCTTTCCACAGCGAGAAAACCGCGAGCCTTGGCACATACGCGAATGACAAACGCTGGAAATGCTTCGGATGCGGCGCCGGGGGCGACGTGATCAGTTTCGTGATGAAGCTGTTTGAACTCAGCTTTTCACAGGCGGTCATACGGCTTGGCGCGGATTTCGGGTTTACAGATGATGAAAAGACTGATACCCGCGCCATGGCCGTTCAGCGCCGCGCACAGCGTGCAAAAGAGCTGGAAGAGCTGGAGGCATACAGGAAAGAGTGGGACAGCCATATGCTGCGGTATAGAGCCTGTGAGGAAGCGGAGAAAGACTTCCGCCCGCCCTTGGGCAGTGAAACAATGTATCCAAGCTATATTGCCGCTGTGCGTGGTTGTGAAGACGAATGGGAGTGGCTGCAAGGCCACCCTTGGAGGTGATTTGAATATCACAGGAAATGACGATATCGCCCTATACAAAGGACGATTTTTTAAAAGGGACGAAGCCGTTCGAGGACGTTTATGCGCACAAAGCAGACCCGTTTGTACATGACCGTGCGTTGGAACAGATGACGATTTGGGCAAAATCGGTCGGCGTGAACGGCTTCAAAAAACTCTATAAGGCATACATAGACAGCCTGCGCATCAAAAACAAAGAGATCATGGTGCCGAATGTCACGCAATTCGATGGACAGGAAATGGAACTGGATTCCGGCCGCTGGGTGGCGGATGAATTTGGGATAAGAACGGATGGTCCATATGGCTCGGATATTGAGGCGTGCAATCATCCGATCATGCCGGTGCTGCGGCTCGTAAACATCGACACGGGCGCAGAGAAGCTTCAGATTGCCTATCGAAAGGGCAAGCAGTGGCGCAAAGTCATAGCTGAAAAAGGCGTGTTGGCCAGCGCAAATAAGATATTGGAGCTTGCAAACGTGGGCGTCGCTGTGACGTCTGAAAGCGCAAAGCACCTGGTACAGTATTTCTATGACCTCGAATCTTTGAACTATGATCGGATCCCTGAAAAAAACAGTGTGAGCCGCCTGGGATGGATTGAAGATGAGGGTTTTTCGCCCTACGTAGAAGAACTTGTATTTGACGGAGACGCAAATTTTCGAACATTTTTTGAGAGCGTGAAAAAACGCGGCAGCATGGAAAAATGGCTCGGCATGGCACGCGGCATCCGGCAGAAGAGTGTATTTGCCCGCGTTATCCTTGCATCGGCGTTTGCGTCTGTCCTGGTAAAGCCGCTGGGCGGTCTGCCGTTCTTCGTACACCTTTGGGGAGGCACGGAATCCGGCAAGACCGTGGGCCTTATGCTGGCAGCCAGCGTATGGGCAAACCCTGAAATCGGGCGTTTCATCCACACATTCAACAGCACTGCGGTTGGCCGGGAAAAGTCTGCGGCGTTTGTAAACAGTCTGCCTCTGATACTGGACGAGCTGCAGATCGTAAAGGACAAGCGGGAGTTTGACAAGGACATCTATATGCTCTCGGAGGGTGCAGGGCGCACCAGAGGCACGAAAAGCGGAGGGGTGGATAAAACCCCTACCTGGGCAAACTGCATCCTTACAAGCGGAGAAATGCCTATTACAGGCGCGGGCAGCGGCGGCGGTGCGGTAAACCGTATCATCGAAATAGAATGCCGGGAAAAACTGTTTGAAGACCCGCGCGGCGTTGCAGATACCGTTCGTAAAAACTACGGCTTTGCGGGGCGTGCATTTGTTGAGCACTTACAACAGGACGGTGCAATGGAGCGCGCTGCCGATCTGTTTAAACGGTACAGCGTACAGCTTGGCGAGGGAGATACCACGGAAAAGCAGGCTATGGCTGCGGCGCTTGTGCTTACAGCCGACAATCTTGCAACAGAGTGGATTTTTAAAGATGGCCGCGCGCTCACAGCCGGTGAAATCAGCGAATTTCTGCGAACCAAGGCAAGCGTTTCAGCGCATGAGCGCGGATATCAGTATTTATGCGAAACGATCAGCCAAAATGCGAACAAGTTCCTTGGCGGAGATGCCCCGGTGAGCGATGTTTGGGGACGGCTGGAGGACGATGATACGGCGATCGTGATACGGAAGGTATTTGATTCGATATGCGCAGACGGAGGATACAACGCGCAGGCGCTGTTGAGCTGGCTCGCGCAGAACAACTACCTGCAAACGAGCAAACCGCATCTGACGAAGACTGTCAGAATCAACAACATCCCCACCAGATGCGTGGTTTTGAGGCTCCCGCAGCTTGAAAATGACGATTTTGAGCCTTTGGGCTACATTCCGGACTGATTTGTAACCACTCAAACTTCTACTGGTTACGTTTTGCGTTACAAAAAAATGGCTCAACAGAGCCAAAAATCAGACCTTGTAACCACTGTAACCAGTGTAACCACTGTTTTGATATACATATCACGTACGAAACATATATGCTGGTAAAAAATGGGTTGTGTGTGTTCGCGCGTATAGGAGTTTCCACAAATAGTGGTTACAGTGGTTACATACCTTGAAAAATGGCTTTGCAAAGCCAAAAAACACGTAACCAGTGGGGTGGTTACAAGGTGGATACGAGTGGTTACGATGACTGAGGAAAAAACAATGGATTTTAAACAAATTGAACATTCCGTGCTGAAGTTTGAACCGATGCCGGATAACGCGCCTCTGCATGAACAGATGTGTTATTTTGCGCTCAGACATCTCTATGAGGATTATAGACGAGGCGTTGTGAATGTGCAAGCGGCGCATGATGAAAAGGTACGGCTTCGGAATGCATTTGAACGAGCTGTCAGTACAGAACATACCCGTGACATGCTGCGAGATGAATGGCAGACCGGATTAAAGGTGTCGAACGAGTTTCGCATTCGGCTGCATAAGGCGCTGGAAAGCGGAGAAGGAATTGACGTGCTGTTTCCACTAGCCTGCACATGCATTGCGGCTATGACTGGCGATAAAACGCTGTTGGGCAGCGAAGTAAAAGAAAAGTTGAAAGCAAGACAAATAAGGATGGATGACGTGTGAACGCAAGATACAGGGATAAATGCCTATCTGTAAAAGAGCGGCAGGCAGCCGCCTATGCTGCAAAACGGGTGATTGAAAAGCAGTTGGATGACGTTGCCAGGCGTGCACAGTATCTGTGGATGTGCGCAGCGCTCAATGCCGGATTTACTGCTGAGGATATCGAGCGAATCCAATCCGAGATGCCGCAGGTATGCGAAAAATACGGTGAGCTGCGGGCTGACAACTGCGCGGATTTTGCGATGCTGAGAGATTTGCGTGAAGCTGGTGTAGACGTAGCCGATATCGAGGATGAGCTATGAAAAGATGGGCGTAGAGCCGACGTGAAAATTAGTAGGTGGTAGAGAAATGGATAAAGTGCATTTTAGCACAGGAAAAGACGATTGGGAGACACCTCAATGGCTGTTTAACCAGCTTGATGACGAGTTTCATTTTACGCTTGACCCGTGTTGCACAGCTGAAAACGCAAAGTGCCGCAAGTATTATACAAAAGCAGAAAACGGGCTTGAGCAGGACTGGAAAGGGGAAACGGTTTTCTGTAACCCGCCATACTCTCGAGGGAAAAAAGGTGCACCGGGACAAGAGGCGTGGATTAAAAAATGCTTTGAGGAATCGAAAAAAGCGGGTACAACTTGCGTTATGCTGCTTCCAGCGCGTACGGACACGAAGGCATTTCACACATACATATATGGATATGCCGAAATCAGATTTATTCGCGGGAGATTAAAGTTTGGCGGAAGCACAAATAGTGCGCCGTTTCCAAGTATGATTGTGGTTTTTAAAGGGAAGGACTGTAATGGACGATTTGATAAGCCGAAAGGCGCTGCTGGAAAAAGCATGGGAAGCAGATACACAGTGCGGATATGTGCAAGTGGTAGATGTCGGAGACATAGAGGACGCTCCCGCCGTTGACGCTGTTCCTATGCGGCGTGGGAAGTGGATTTTTAACGACGATTGGTGGGAGTTTAGATGCTCTGTATGTCAAGGTGCTATCGGAAACATCAAAAAGTATAAATTCTGCCCGCACTGCGGGGCGAAGATGGATGGAGGGAATGACAATGACTGACTTAAAGCCGTGTCCGTTTTGTGGGGGAAAAGTCGAGATAGACATGCTTGATTCTGAAAACAGCCGAAACGTGAAGATTTACAGCGCAGTACATTGCCCTGAATGTCACGAGTGGTTTTTTAAGGGGTTGAGCAGGGGAAAAATCATTGAACGCTGGAACCGCCGCGCCCAGCCGGAGAACAAGCCGCTGACGTGTGATGCTGTGCCTGTGGTGCGTGGGGAGTGGTTAAATATCCCAAATCGATATGTTTGCGTAGCGGGAGACAGGCCGTACCGCGGAAACGCTACAAGTTGTTCTGTGTGTCACGATATAAACCCAAACGCATTTAAAACAAACTTTTGCCCCAACTGCGGAGCTAAGATGGACGGAGGGAATGACAATGACTGACAGAGAGGCGATTGCTCGGTTTGAGCCGTATATCGGGAACGAGTGTTACCGGAAAGAGTTTCAAGAAGCCTGTGCGCATGCAATCTCCGCCATCAAAGAGCGTGAGGAACGGAGCAAGGGGTGTGAGTTTTGTGGAGCAAAACTGTATTTCAAGACTACGCAATATGCAAGACCCTTGCTTGCACCTCTGACGGAAGTACAGGCGTTGAGGGACAAATTGTTAGACCTAACAGGCGAAGTGTATGTTGAAATTGACGCTGGTTTCTGCCCCATGTGCGGCCAGCGCCGGGAGGGTTCACAATGAAAATTTTAGTAGCCTGCGAAGAATCGCAGGCGGTAACAATCGAAATGCGCAGGCTAGGACATGAGGCATACAGTTGCGACATTGAACCATGCAGCGGCGGGCACCCTGAGTGGCATTTGCAGGTGGACGCCCTGGAACTTTTGAAAATGAAATGGGATATGATTCTTGCGTTTCCTCCTTGTACCCATTTGGCTGTGAGTGGTGCAAGGTATTTTGAGCAAAAGCGCAAAGACGGACGGCAGCAAGCGGCGATTGATTTTTTTATGCGGTTTGCAAACGCAGATTGCCCAAAAATAGCGATAGAAAATCCAGTTGGGATTATGTCAAGCGTGTGGAGAAAGCCGGATCAGATTATCCAGCCGTGGCAGTTTGGGCACGGGGAAACAAAAAAGACGTGCTTGTGGCTTAAAGGGATTCCATTGCTTGTCCCAACAAACATCGTTGATGGGAGAGAGCAGAGGATATGGAAAATGCCGCCGAGCGAAGACAGAGCAAAAAACCGGGCAAAGACATTCCCGGGAATAGCCCGTGCCATGGCAGAGCAGTGGGCCGGAGACATACGGGAGGGTTCACAATGCGAGAAATAGAAGTACATGAGTTTAAAAAAGTGCCGCGGAATTGCTCCTCATGCCTGTACGGCGGAGGCATTGGATGCGGGAATGCGAATGTAGGAAAAGCGTATCTGGCCTATTTGTACGGATTGCAAGAATGCCCGCATTATTGGCTCGACCAGCATCGATTTGAACCTGTTGATGGTCGCAGATGGTAGGAGGATTTACATGGAAAGATATACATACTTTGACAGTGGAAAATTTCGGCTTAAAATCGACGATACAGAATACAGTGGAGACTGGGTTGACCGCCTCGCCGCCTATGAGGAAATCGGTCTGGAGCCGGAGGATATGAAAAAGGCGTTTAACGAGGACGCCACACTAAAATTAGCTGGGCAGATACTTGGCGTGACGCCCGGCCGCCTCCGCGAGCTGGCGCAGGCGGAGAAAGAGGGGCGGCTTGTGGTGCTGCCGTGCGAAATCGGAAGTCCTGTTTATTCGCATGCAAGAAAACTTGACGGGGCTGATTATGTGAGAGAAACAGAATTTTGGTGGAGCGATATCCCCCAAATGGGCAAAACCGTCTTTCTGACCCGCGAAGCCGCCGAGGCCGCGCTGAATGATTTGGAGGCAGAGTATGAGCAAACCGATTGAACTCATGCATGTGTATTTTGGAGAAAATAAAAATACATGCGGAACGTGTTGCAATCTTGTAGAGGTTATCAGAGGGAAGAAGAAATTACGTAAATGCAAAGCCTATGGAGGTTTCCACAGCAGCAAAGCTGATTGGGCCAAAAAGTGGGTGGCTTGTGGGCTGTATGGTGAACACGTGCCGCAACCGATGGTATCGGATACGGCGAAGCAAATTTTTTATAGAGTAGGTATAACTCAAGAGGTTATAGGATGTGACGGGCAGATGGAAATGGAGGCCGACCATGACAGATAAAGAGCTTGTGGAGCGGTTGCGCGAAAATGCAGAGTGGGCACGGGGCATCGAGTGGGAAACGCCTTTGTGCCTTGCGGATGATTCGAAAGCAGCGGTCGACACCATTGAACGGCTGCAATCTGAACTCACTCAAGAAAAAATTGACAGCACGAATCTCGTGGGCGAACTTGCCACGGTGGCCGCAGAGCGCGACCGATACAAGGCGGTGCACGAGAACCCGCAGCCTCTGACGCTAGAGGAAGTAAAGGAACATATAACAAAAGGACATCCAAATGATATTAAACCATTGTATGTGGATTTTAAACCTACAATTCCAATTGATTACGCTTCACGATGGAGGGATGCATATAATTTGTCTCGGTTAATTGCGGGGAGAGGCGATGAATACGGAAAAACATGGATTGCTTACCGCTCAAAGCCGAAAAGGAGTGAGTAATTATGAAGTGTGAAAACTGTACTAAGTATGATGATTGCCGGACAGGCTCTGGATTGACATGGCCGTGCGGGGCGTATGTGCCGAAAAATATTGAAAGATGCGGCATTTTAAAGCGTGTGGAAACGTACACGGACACACGGACTTGCACCAGCTGCCCGCTTGATGGGAATTGCGAATTTGTGAAGTGTAAAAAAAGGAGATTTGAGATTATGACGAATGTTGTACTTGTAAGGCATGAAGCCGACTATGGATTCGGTAATTATCTTTTTGAAACGCCTGTTGACTTGAAAAAAGGGCAGCGCGTGCGTGTGAAAACGCGCAGGGGCGAATCGGATGCTATTGTCATGCATGACAGCGCCAAAGTTGACGAAAATGCGCTTGCCATGATGGTGACTGCCTGTCATGCGAGCCTGCCGCTTGCGCCTGTGATTGGCGTGTATTCGTTCATTCCGGTGGGCAGAGGCGTAAAAAATGTGTGAGGGGGAAAACCAGTGAAAGAAGTATTTGAAAAGGCAATCCTTACATACGGCCAGACCGCGCAAGAGGATGTAGCCATCGAAGAAATGAGCGAACTCATCAAGGCGATTTGTAAAATGCGGAGGGCAGGCGTGAACGAAAAGCCAGCGGCAACGGATGCCATCGTTGACGAGATCGCGGACGTGTCTATTATGATGGAGCAACTCTGCATGATGTACGAGTGCTTTGACGCTGTGGAAAACCGCAGGCAATACAAAGTGCGCAGGCTGGCAAACAGGCTTAAGGAGGCACCGGCATGCTCGAAATAATCATAGCTTTCGTAAAGGCTGTGGGAATTGTACTGCTGCTGTCCTGCCCTGTTGTTATGTGGGCGTGCTTGGTGGTTTCAGGGAGGTACGATGATGATTGAGCACAGTGTGAAGTGTGTGGTGCTCCGATGATATTGAAGAGACCGAACTCGTCTCGGAAATATTGTGATGCATGTGCTAAAAAAGTCAGAATGGAAAATCAAAAAATAGCACAAGAACAACTAAAATTGAAAAGAAAAGCCGAGAAAATAAGGGAGCGGGACAAGCTCGGTTCATTTTTAAGGGAGCTGGATGAATATAACAACGAGCGCCGAAAGCGCGGAGAATGCCCAATCAGTTATGGAAAATATGTGGCGATTCGTGGAGGGTTTATCTGATGTATGATTTACCGCATGGAATCGTGCGCGCGTGCGCGGGAGTTGTTGAGGCGCTGGATGTGCTGCCAGACCGATATAAGCAAGCTGTGGCGCGTGCGGAGGAAAGCGTTGGGCAAAGCTTTGATAATGATGCTGCCGCGGCGCGCAGGGCGCTTATAGCCGCGGTGAAATTATCCATCATCAATCAAAAGGACTGGCCGTATGACTTTCTGGAGGCGCATTACGGGTTTGCGGTAAGCCGCAGGACTTTTTACAAAGAAAAACGGAAATTTTGTTGGGCATTGGCAAAAGAATTGAATTTGATATAGACGAAAAGTGTGCCCAAAATCCAACTACTTTTTTGATACGATAGGCTTAGGGGAAACCCTGGGCCTATTTTTTATGCCTGAAAGGGGGTGGGCGGATGGCTGCTGCTAACAGCACGAAAACAGCAAAGAAGAACGTACCGGGGAAGCCGTTTGAAAAGGGGAAAAGCGGAAACCCGAGGGGGAGGCCTAAAATTCCGCCGGATGTGCGGGACATGTTCAAGGCCGCAACGCCTGCCGCCGCAAAGCTGCTCATCAAAACAATAGATGACGAGGACGCTCCGCTGGCGCTGCGGATGGACGCGGCAAAGACAGTGATTGACAGGGTGTACGGTAAGGCTACACAGCCAATTGACGGGAACCTTGACGCGACGCTGCAAATCGTGATGTCCGATGAAGCGCGGGAGCTGATGGGCTGATGCAATGGAATATTGGAAAGCCAAACACAAAACAGATTGCTTTTTTTAAAGCACGCACAAGGTTTGTGGCATATGGCGGGGCGCGCGGCGGCGGCAAAAGCTGGGCGGTGCGCAAAAAAGCCGCCGGGCTTGCACTGTCTTATAACGGGATCAGCATTTTGATTTTACGTCGCACGTTCCCGGAGCTGCGGGAAAACCACATTTTGCCGATGATGGCCGACTTAATGGGGATTGCACGGTATCGGGACATGGACAAATCTTTTACCTTTCCCAATGGCAGCCGTATCGTATTCGGCTACTGCGACAGCGAGGCGGACGTGCTGCAATATCAGGGGCAGGAATACGACGTTATTTTTATGGACGAGGCCACGCAGTTCACGGAGTTCCAGTTCACCACGCTGACGGCATGCCTGCGCGGAGCCAACGACTTCCCAAAGCGCTTTTATCTGACCTGCAACCCCGGCGGCGTGGGGCACACTTGGGTGAAACGGCTGTTTATTGACAAGCAGTACAAAACGTCGGAACGCCCGGAGGATTACTTGTTCATAGCCGCAAACGTATATGACAACCACGCGCTGATGGAACATGACCCGGACTATGTGCGCATGCTGGAAAATCTGCCGGAGGAACAGCGCAAGGCGTGGCTGCTGGGACAGTGGGACATCTTTGAGGGCCAGTATTTCGCGGAATTTGACCGCAATGTGCATGTGTGCAGGCCGCACGGCATCCCGGCGCACTGGCGGCGCTATGTGACGCTGGATTACGGCATGGACATGCTGGCGGCGCTTTGGGTGGCTGTGGACGAGCAGGGGCGCGCCGTGGTGTATAAGGAGCTATACGAGGGCCGGGACAATGGCAAGGGAGCCAATAAACAGGGCCACATCATCAGCGAGGCGGCGCGGCGGATGCTGGAGGTAAACGGTGATGACGATATATACACATGGCTGGCACCGCCGGACCTGTGGAACCGAAGGCAGGACACGGGGAAAAGCGCGGCGGAAATATTTTTTGAGAATGGCGTCGCACTGACAAAGACCGGGAACGACCGTGTGGCCGGATGGCTGGCGGTGCGGGAATTTCTGGCTTTGCGGCCGGACGAGCAGGGCGGAACATCTCCGGGGCTGCGTATCTTCGACACCTGCGCAAACCTGATCCGCACGCTGCCTGCCCTGCGGCACGACGAGAAAAAGCCGGAGGATGTGGCAAATGAGCCGCATGAGCTGACGCATGCACCGGATGCGCTGCGTGGGTTCTGCACCTATTGGAGCACGGCGGCGCAGGCTCCCAAAAAGCAGACGCACGATATCCTGCGGGATGATTTCAGCATAAAGAATCCAACGGCGGGACCGCTGGGGCAAGGAGGGAAATATCATGTTATCTGACATTTTAACGTTTGTTCTGGCGCTGGCGGTATGCGGTATGGCGGCGCTGTGCGTATACTGCTACCGCCTCGGGCTGCGGGACGGTATGCATGTGCAGGAAGGAATAGCTCCGGAGCCTGCGAAGATGCCTGTTAAAGCTACGGTAAAGCGCACGGACAAATATGACACGATTCTGGCGAACATCGACGCATATGACGGGACCGGGAAAGGCCAGAGGGTGGTTAAATGATGCAGGAAAAAGAGTGTACGGACATCTGGCGCAAGTACCAGGCGGGCAAGGACCATCACAACAAAGCGAACATGTACACGCTGACGGAAAAATGCCACCGCTTTTACGAGGGCGACCAGTGGCACGGGCTGCAGTCCGGAGATGAGGAATTACCGGTGCTGAACTTTATCAAGCCCATCTGCCGGTACAAAATTGCCATGGTAGCGATGAACGATACGGCGATCATATTTTCTCCAATGGATGACGACCCGCAGAAAGCCGAGATTTGCGACGCATTGACGGAGTTCGCGGCGGCGCAGTGGGAAAAGGGCAAACTGGACAGCAAGAAATGGGCCGTTGTGAAAAATGCTTGCATCACGGGAGATCATTATCTGTACTGCTTTGATGACCGAAAGCCGAGCAACAGCGTAGTAACAGACATGACGCCACGGCTGAAAATGAGGCTGATTGATAAGACTTCGCTGTATTTGGCCAACGAGCAGGAGCCGAACCTGGAAGAACAGGAATGGATTATCATTGCCGAGCGCGTGCCTGTGGACAGCGTGCGTAAACAGGCGAAGGAAAATGGGATAAACGAAGCGGATATCCGTATGATCGTATCCGATGAAGCGGACGAAACGCAGTTAGGCGTTACGAGTGCCGACGAGGTGCAGACGGACAACGGGAAATGCACAAGCCTGTTGTTCATGCGCAAGACAACAGATGGCATGGAGTTCTGCCGTTCAACGGAGACCGTTATTTACCGGCCCATGGAGAAAATCAACGGTTTGGACGTTTACCCGGTGTGCGGCATGCGCTGGGAAGAAAAAATGGGCAGCGCCCGGGGCGTGGGCGTTGTGGAAACGCTGATTCCGAACCAGATCGAGGTGAACCGCACGCTGGCGCGGCGGGCCATCTGCGTGAAGCGGTACAGCTTTCCCACGGTGGTGTACGACCAGGACAAGCTGCTGCAGCCGGAGAGCCTGGGCACAGTGGGGGCAAGCATCGGTGTGAAAAACCTGAACGCGAACCCGGTGGGCAGCTTTGTGCAGTATCTGAACCCCGCGCCCATCAGCGGCGACGCGGCGAATTTACAGGCCGAGCTTGTGGGCACCAGCCGGGAGCTTGAAGGAGCAAGTGAATCAGCCACTGGACAGGTAGACCCAACAAAAACCAGCGGCGAGGCCATCAAGGCGGCCCGCGACCAGAGCGCCATGAACCTGAACGAACAGAGCGCGGCATATAAGCAGTTCGTGGAAGACCTGGCGATGATCTGGTACAAGCTGTGGGTAGCGTATTCTGTACAAGGATTGAAACTGGACAACGGCGTTTTGATTTCGAACGCTGACCTTCAAAATCTGGACATTGATATCAAAATCGACATTTCGCCCATCGACCCGTACAGCGTGCTTTCCCGCGAACTTTCGCTGGAAAACGCGCTGGCGCAGCAGCATATCACATTTGAGGAATACGTGGAGGCGCTGGACGACAATTCCGGCGTGCCGAAGGACAAGTTCCAGGCCATTTTGGACAGGCGCGCACAGGCGCAGCAGGAGGCCGCTCAGGCGATGCTTGCTATGGGCGTGCCGAATGGTATGCCCAGCACGGGAATGGGCGCACATGGAGTTGCAACCGCATCTCCTGTAATGACGGCAGGAGAGGGGATGATGCAAAATGCTATGCCCATTGTGTAAAACGGAGATGCGCATTTCCGGCAGCCGAACAAAGGCCGAGGGCGACAACAGCCCGGACACCGTTACCAAAGTATACATAGAGCAGGACCTTACCTGCACGAACGCGCAATGTGCGAACCACGGTAAAATCGTGGAGCAGCGGCGGGCGTATCTAATCGGAGGCGAGCCGGGCGAATAGCCCGCGCTTCAAATAATTCGCAGGCAACGCGGAAAAATCCAATCGCTTTCCAAGCGTAAAAAGGAGAAAAATGGACGAGAACATGAACACTACAGAAGCGCAGGTACAGGAAAGCGCCGTGCCTGACGCAGAAGAAAACGCAGCGGCATCCAAGCCTGAAACTTCGGTGGAGAATGAAACAGGCGCAAACGAGGCTGAACCCGCCAAACAGCCGCAATCTCCGGAAGAAAACGCAAGGTTTGCCGCCATGCGCCGCCAGCAGGAGGCACAGCAGCGGGAAGAACAGATTTTCCACGAACTCGTAGGAGACGCGGTCAACCCGAATACCGGAAAGCCGTTTGCATCCAAGGCGGAATTTGTGGCATGGCGTGATGAAATGGCAACACGCCAGCGCGCACAGGCTGCGCAGATGGAGCCGGAGGCTTTCAAGCAGTTTGAAGCGCAGCTTCGTGAGCAGATTAAAGCCACAGACCCGGAGATTCGGGCGCAGGCAGAAGAATTGCAGCGACATCGGCAACGGGAAGCACAGGAGCAGTTTTCAAATGATCTGAAAGCCATCCGAAAAGCATACCCGGACGAGAAAGCCAAAAGCGTGGACGAGCTGGGCGTTGAATTTTTGAAGCTGTGCGCGAGCGGCATCAAACCGCTTGTGGCCTATGAGGCCATCCGGGCCGAAAAAGCGCGCAGCACGCCGAACCCGCCCAGTATGGGAGATGTAAAGCCGACATCTTCCGGAGAAAAAGAGTTCTTCACGCGCGAAGAAGTGGCAGCGATGGACCAGGCGACGGTAAGCAAAAATTACGAAAAAATCAGAAAATCCATGGGAACATGGAAGTAAAGGAGGAGTTTTAAACTATGGCATATCAGAATTTTATTCCCACCGTATGGGCGGAAGCCATTAACCGGGAGCTGGAAAAAGCGCTCGTATATGCAGAGGGCTGCAACCGCCAGTATGAGGGCGAAGTAAAGGCGATGGGAGACACGGTACGCATCCTTGGAGTGGGAAAGCCCACCATCACCACAACCACTGACAAAGCAATCACACTGAGCGACCCTGAAAACGTGGATGACACCAGCGTGACACTCGCCATCAAGCAGATCAGCTATTTCAACTACAAGGTAGACGATATCGACAAGCGGCAGGCTGTGGGCGGCGTGATGGAGGCGCTGAACAAGGAGGCGACTTACGGCCTTGCGGACGAGATGGACAAGCACATTGCCGGCATGGCGGCAACACGTGAGGCGGTGAAGTACGCGTCCAGCGCAACATCTATCACCAAAAGCAACGTGCTGGAGGAGATCGACAAGGCGCTGGAAAAGCTGTACGGCAACAACGTGAAGCCCAACGGCAAAATTATGATGGAGGTGCCGCCCTGGTTCTACATGCGCCTGAAGCAGGCGTACACGGCGCTGGACACCGACAACAGCAAAATGCTGGAGAACGGCCGCGTGGGCAAGTACGGCAACGTTATTGTAAAGATGAGCAACAACGTCGACGTGGATTCCAGCGCAAACAGCCTTATTACGGTGCACACGGACAAGGCAGTGGCGTTTGTGAACCCGATGACGCACGTGGAAGCGTACCGCCCGGAGAAGGGCTTCTCCGACGCGGTGAAGGGCTTTGTGCTGTATCAGGCGAAAATCGTGCGGCCCAAGGAGCTTGTGGTGCTGAACTGCAAGGCCGGGGTTTAATGGAAAGGAGTTTTGAAACATGGCTGCAACTGCAATTGCTTTGACAAAAATCCCCTTGAACGGCGGGGTGGAGCTGCCCGCTACGGCTGCGCTGGACGGCACGGCCGGGGCGGAGATTCAGTTTGACGGGCAGGACACGAAGATCGTGATCCTGATTGAGAACGGCGGCTCCGCCGCCGGGGACGTGACATTCAAAGCCGGAAATGGCATTCAGGGCGTCGCGGACCTTGTGGTGAACGTGGCGAACGGCAAGACCAAGGCCGTGGTGCTGGAATCCGGCGCGTTTAAAAAGGCGGGCAAGGTCATTGTTACAGGCGCGGCGACCATGAAGGCGGCGGCATTGCTGCTTCCTTAAATGGGCCGGGGTTTTGGCCGCGGGGCCACGGCAAGCGGAGCTTGACGGGGTAGGCCGAAATATTTGCGGAGCAAATAACCGGCCGCGCGGTTTCGCGGAGCGAAATGGAGGCCGATTTAAGGCCGACAAGCGCCGTGAGGGGGCAAAAGCCCCCTTTTGACACGAGAATGGAACATGCGGGTTCGATTCCTGCGCTCGTGAATTGGAGGCGACAATAAACATGATGTTGGGCGATGCAAAGAGTGAAGTTTTAAAGCTGCTGGACGAAACAAAGCCGAAGGTTGATTTGACGGGGAAACTGGACCGTTTTTTTGACATGGGACAGAAAGAGGTAGCGTTGTATTACCCCATCTGGCGTGAAAAAATGTACACAGCGGAAGATGAAAAAACGCTGCCGCAGGACTGCTATAAGCCGCGCTACGTGATCGTAGACGGCATTGCACATCCATACACAAAATATTCGCAGCTGCCGGATGCGTTTACGCTGCGCTATGAGGCATACCCGGCGGACATTCCGGACAATGCGCCGGATGAAACGGAGTTTGATTTGCCGGATGAAGCAGTGTTGGCCGTGATTTTATTTGTCGCGGCG